TGGACTTGCCAATGCCGCTGCCTGAAGTAATTGTGCACAGTGTTCCTCGTCGTATGCCATGGAGTTTATCGTTAAGTCCTGCAAAGGGGTATTCATAATCTGAAGGTGGTGATGGTGTAGTTACCAGCTCTAATAAACTTTTAGCTTCGATAATGCCATCAGGTCTATATTCCTGACGATTGAAGAATGCTTTATCAATAGCTGAAAGATCTCCAACTTGTAATGCATCTGAGAGGTCCTTATAACCCTCCATACGGGCGATGAATGCCTTGCCTGGAGGTAATACACCTGCAGCCTGTTTAGACGCCTCTACGCCCGGTTCATCGGCATCAAACCAAAGAAGAACTTCTTCGTAGCCTTGAAGGAATTCAAGGTTTTTCTGTAAAGCTTTCTTGGCTGACGCCGCACCTGTCGGTAGCGATACGCAATCCCATGTCGGATAGAGTTCCGCATAACTCGCGGCATCAAGTTCTCCTTCAGTGATGACAATCCTCTTGCCCTTGCCCTTGCATAGGTGTTGACCAAAGAACGTACCTTCTGTCTCACCTTCATAGGAGAAGTTCTTGTCGGCGTCTCGAACTTTTGAACCAATCGGTTGTCCATTTTTGTTGTGGTAATAGAAACGTAGTTTGTTACCGTCGCGATAGATCTTGTATCTTTCGCATGTTTTCTCAGAGATACCGCGTTTTTCTAAACGGGATGCTGAGCCTTTGTAAGTTGTACTCACGTAGTTTTGTGGTGGTGTCTTTACTTCCCCTGTTCCTGCAGTCCATGTATGGCAAACAAAGCAGAAGCTATGTCCATCTGTGTAGACAGCTAAGCCATCCGATGAGCTGCAGTGTGAACAAGGTTCGTGTCTTTCGAATTCAGACGAGCCACTCAATTGGAATGTTTGCATAGCTAGTCCATGGAATATTTAACCGCTCGCAGTATTGAGCGTATGTAGTTTTAGATTTCTTGCTGATCTTGTTATATGGTGACTGAAAGACAAACCTCAGATCAATCTCTGGGTGTTGTAGTTTGACTGCCTTAATCTTCCTACGGTCTTCGGCATCCCAGTATCCCTTGCATTCAAGATAGATACCGTTAGGCAGAAGAAAGTCAGGAGTGTAGTTATGTTGTATTTGATATGGTACTTTTGTACTCTCGTACTCATACTTCACTCCCAAGTTAACCATTAGATCAGCGACCTTCTCTTCAAGTCCTGATCGAAATGCCATTAGAAATCTACTTCAGGTTCATCGGATGGTGTGACGTTTGGTTCAGATTGCTTGAAGCCTTCCGTTGTGCCAAACATTGCTGCCACGTTTTCAATTGGCATGTCGCCTGTGTCTACTCCTGCTGCGCTTGAAAGAGCAACAATCTGTACACCAAGGCATTTGAGTGACGTGCCATAAGTAACGCCATCACGGAGGATGTAAGGCTTCTGATAGAAACCTACTTTGACCTTGCTACCTGAGTAGATTGGTACGTTTGTATCAGTAATGATAGTACCTTCAGTGTCAACGACACCAGGCTTGCTATCTTCATTCCAAGAGAACTTGATTTTATACTTACCCTCGCTTACCTCCTCCCAAGGCTCAGGCTTGAGAGTGGATCGCTTAGGGTTCTTCAGTTTTGATTCAGCCCACTTAAGGGTTTCAGTACGGTCAGCTTCCAACTTATCTACCAAGTCTTGATCGACAATGGCTGATAGTGAATAACCGAATTTGGATGGCTTCAGTACAGCTTGATAACCATCAAGTGTAACGGCTTCCTTGGTGACAAAGTTTTGGCGTGGCATTTAACAGAAAAAATAGGTTGATTCAATTACAGAGTCAGGCTTCAGATCACCAATGATTAGATCATCAGGTAAAGGAAGTTCTGCTCCAACTTGTTTTGCCCAAGACTCAAGGTATGAGTTCTCGGAAAATATATGCATGTAGACCTCTCTAACTATTGCTGAGAGTTCTGACATGTCTGTAGCTCTACACAACACACTGTCATGTATGAGTGCAATAGGGGCGTCAAATCGTAACGTAGATAGACACAAAAGAGATGCATCTAGTGAGTGAATTAGATTAGGACTAGTTGCATTCTTGTGATGGTTCTTGTCAACCTCGTCACTATCATCTGTAGCTACTCTGATGTTCACCTTACCAAGTAATTGGAGTTGAACACGCTCAAACAATTTTTTGTTGAGTTTCTGAGTGACAACAAAACCAGATGGTGTAACCCATTCAAGTTGTGTGTCCCCTCTCTTCATAGCTACTTTGACTTGATCCTCAATCCATGTCATTACCTTCATAGGTCCAGGAAGTATTTCATCCATGGCATCTCTGACAGCTTTGACAGTTTGTGTTAGATCTTCTTTACTTACATCTTCCATACCCTTCTCTTTCAAAGCACTACGAATGTAGCCTCTATTAGAGAAGGGTTTGGCGTTATATGGGACCGTCATGACCACACGTTTAACTGTG